GTGACGGCCGCGATGCCGAAGGTGCGGCCGTGGGGAAATCGGTAACATCGACGATGTGGGCAGTTTGTGGTCGTTTTGGGATGCAGCAAAACAGGCTTTGCTGTGCGGAAGCGGAATTCGACAAGACCATTGCAAAAGTCGGACCCTTCTGAAAGCTAGCGACCGCAGATCAAATGTTGGGTCCAGTGCCCGGATTTTCCGCTGAGCTTCAGATTGTCAGCCCGGTAATTTTGCGCTGCAGGTTGCGTCTAGGCACACAAAGTTCGGCTTCAATGCGTGCTTCGGATTCGAAGTGGGAGTGCCGAAACGCCTACTTCGCGCGAATTAGCCACATGTAAACTCAACCAAAAGCATAGCAGTATGCGAACACGTATTAAGGTGATGACGATGATGACCGACCGCGCAAAGCGTCCCACTGAAACGGTCATAGTCGCCGTTCCCGATGAACTGCGAGGACACGCAAGAGAGGCTATTGCCCGGCTCTCCTACTTGTACCCCAACTTCGAGTTCGCCCTGTCTGAGACCGGGATCGAAGTACACGGACCAGCAGTCGATGCCGATCTGAGACGCGATATTCACTACACCTTAGTCCGCATGAAGATCTACTCTGAGGGTGCGGAATTGCGTGCCATGCTTTGGCGCTCGGTACATTCCTGATGCACGTCTGGCCACTCAAATTTAGAGAAGTGAAGGACGGCGGACTGATCATAACCGACGATGCTGGCGGTTTTTTTCGCAGTTCCGAAGCCTTCCTCACAAGGTATATCTCTGGAAAACTGACAGCAAACGACCAAAAATTCCTGCTGCGGAACGGTCATGCATTTCTTCATGAGAGAGATATTAATTTCATTGGGTTTGCCGCTCGTTGGTCGCGACGAATCAATCGGGTAAAGGAACTCGATTTTGTCATTCTGATACCGACATTGCGTTGCGATCTTGCCTGTTCCTATTGCCAAGTATCCCGTGCCAACGTGAATGCGAATGGTTTTGACTGGTCTGAAGAGCAGTTGGAAGCGGTTCTTCTTTGGCTTGGCGAAAACGCTGGGCCCAAGCTCAAAGTTGAGTTTCAAGGGGGTGAATGCCTGCTTCGAATCGATCTTCTGGAAAGAGTCCGTGACTATTGTCGCGACCGATTTGAAGAGGTGCAGTTCGTCGTTTGCACAAACTTACAGAATCTCTCCGCCGAGGCTTGGCACTTCCTCTCGGCCACCGATACAGTTCTCAGCACATCATTTGACGGCACCATGATCCAGCATCAGCGGCAACGCACAAAAACGCCAGAAGCAACCCACCGCTTTGAGATGAATCTTTTGCGTGCAGCCACAGAATTGGGACCAGAAAAGATTTCAGCACTTCCTACGTTCGATCCAGTCGATTTGCCCGAACCCGCCGATGTAATTCGGTCATTTGTCGCGCTGGGCCTTCGATCTATTTTTCTCCGGCGCGTTAACTACCAAGGGTTTGCCCGAAAGCGTTACGATTTCGCCACCACGCCGAATGCCTGGATTGATTACTACCGACAGTTTGTGCGCGCAGTGGTTTCCCACAACGCAATTGTGGCCGAACCGGTCGAAGAATTCTACATCGCACACCTCATTCGTAGGATTGTTCAAGGCGGCCAACATGGTCATGTTAATTTGCGCAACCCGAACTGGATCGCGCAAGACTACATCGTCATCGATTTTGATGGTGCTTTGTACCCCTCGGATGAAGCGCGCATGATGACAAGGGTTGGCCAGATCGACCTTTCAATCGGGCATGTCAGGACAGGATTCGACGAAAACAAGATTGCAACGCTCCAGACCCAAGTTTCAAACTTCGATGATCCCGACTGCCAGCATTGTGCGTTCCAAGCCTATTGCGGGCTCGATATAATCGACGACCTGTCTCGATATGGCCGCATCGACCTGCCGCGACCAACAACGGATCACTGCCAGGTCCATCAAGGGCTTTTCGAACTCGCATTTGAGCTCATCTACTCGGCGGATGCTGCAACTCAGCACACCGTTCGAAGCTGGCTCGGGGTCGCAAGCTTGCCAGCTGATACCACACCGAGGCATTCATGATCCCTCTACGCCTATCGTGTTCCCGTCTGCCAATCGACACACCAATTGTCCTGCGACTCCGATGCTCCGGAACGGATGACCAGTTCTCAGCGCGCGGAAACGATGTGTGGCTGACCCGCGCTGAGTCAAGTCACCTAGAATTTGACGTCCAAGGCTTCACCCTGTCGGTCAAAATTGAAGATCCTTCCGAAATTGACGGCGATGTCGTGCTGATGTTTCCACAACAGACGACGCTGCACCGGCTTATCCGTGCCAACTCTGCGCACAATACTCTCCTTGTGACCGAGCAGTGTGACCAAGCTTGCATTATGTGCTCACAGCCTCCAAAGAAGCGACATGCGGACATGTTTGGGGTGTTCTCTGAAGCTCTTCAAATCGCGCCATTTGGAGCTGCGATCGGAATTTCCGGCGGTGAACCGCTTCTACACAAGGAAGCGCTTTTTTCAATGTTATTGAATGCGAGACGAACGCGACCTGATCTTCTTTTCCACGTGCTCACTAACGGCCAACACTTCGACAAGGAAGACATGAAAGACGTCGAGGAACTCGACCCCAAACATGTCCTTTGGGGCATTCCACTCTATTCAGAAAACTCTTGTCTTCACGACAGAATCGTCAAAAAGAACGGCGCGTTCGCTCGCCTAATGGAATCGTTAGCCCTACTCGGCCGTTCCGGTGCTCGAATTGAGTTGCGTACGGTTCTATTGCGCTCTAACGTAGCGGCACTCGAAGATATGGCGGTCTTCGTCTCGCGAAATCTTGCCTTCATTGACTACTGGGCCATCATGCAAATGGAAAATATTGGCTTCGGCCGTCGGGTATGGAAAGAGGAGTTCTTCGACAATTCGGCCAATTTTGCTCCCATAGCGAGAGCACTTGACACAGCAGACATCCGCGGTATCGAAACGACCCTCTACAATTTCCCTCTCTGTTCCGTTCCTGAGCCATATCGACGCCGGTCCTTGCGTTCCATTTCGGATTGGAAGAACGTATATATGGCGCAGTGCGGTGGGTGCTCGGCTAGGCCGTTGTGTAGCGGCTTCTTTGCGTGGCACCCAAAAAACGGTGCGTTTTCTAAATTAGGTGCAATATGAAAAGATTCCTGATCTCGACGCTGGCAGCTGCAGGTTTCACTCCGCAAGACGTTCAAGCTCTCGCACCCAATGGTTTTTCCCAGGATATGGGCGGGAAATCGACCCTGTTCCAGAAATTTGCATTGGACCATTTCTTCACTCTTGCAAATCATCGAAGCCATAGTTCGCACGCGTCTCATAGTTCCCATGCGAGCCACCGTTCCTCGACGGGCGGCTACAGCTATACTCCACCTACCTATTCAGCTCCGCCGAGAACTGGTTTACTCACGCTCCCGGGAAATTCACCTCGATTCACTGAGATCGTGAGACAGGTCCAGACTGCTCTCACGGCCTACGGATACTACAATGGTGCAATTGACGGGGTGATTGGCCCTGCGTCTCGCGCAGCTTTGCTGCAATTCCAGAAGAATTTCGGGCTCCAACAAACTGGCACAATCACTCCGGAAACGTTGACGCAACTCGGGATTACTGCTGGGTAGCTGAGAGCCCTGAATCCTTCTTGGAAATTGGATATGGGTCAAGAGTAACTTTTCGGTATTTTAGTAGGTTGTTGCTCGGTGCGGCAGTATGCTGGGAAAGGACCACTGGCTACAGGCAGCGCCGCACTGTACCCTGACGCGGAATGCCAAGGATTCGTCCGCGTTTTCGTCCGAGCATCGCAAAAACTCGGCAGAGGTTCTTTCCGAACGGAGAAGTAATGCTGCATGTCATAAGGTCTTTTTGCGCAGTAGGGCTTGCCTTGTGCCTCGCGAGTGCTGCGCAGTCCGAGACAATTTCCCCGCAGAATGCCGTGTATCACGTCGGTGAACAGACCACGGTCGAAGGAGCAATTGACCAAGTGTCTGTCAGCGACAAAGGCACCATTTTCCTGAACTTCGGCGGCCGCTTTCCGAATGAAGTCTTCTATGCCGTGGTCTTCGAGGATTACGCTGATTTATTCCCAGATGCCCGCGACATGGAAGGCCGGATCGTTGCGATCAGCGGCATGATCGAGATGTACAAAGGCAAGCCCGAGATCATTTTGATGTCGCCCGACCAGATCCAACAACGCTGATGCTCTCGAACCGGTCTCATTCGGTACCATAGGGCCGCGCGTTTTGGATCACGCAGGGCGCGGTATCAGCGGCGGGGCCAGGTCGGCCGGGAGAGGGCTCGCATAGGGGGTGCGGCCAAGGCGGCGGGCGTGTTCGGCCCTGGCATCGGCCAGGAGGCCCGCGTCTTCGCACAGCATCTGGCCCAGCCGCGCCATCGCCTTGGCGGCATGGGTCATGCCCTTGTGCGCCGCGGGAGCCTTGCCCTGTGCTGTGATCTGCCAGCTGTGCCCCGGCGTGCCGATCGCGTGGGTGGCCACCAGGACCTCGGTTGTCGGCACGGCCCAGGTCACGTCCGACACGTCGGTCGAGCCCACCATCTTTTCGCCGCCAGGGCGAAGCGGCACGATGTAATCGCAGAGGGACTCGCCGTCGCGCGGCTCCATCGCCACGCCGCGGTAGGGTGCGGCCAGGTCGGCCCCGCTCAGCGTCGCCTGGATGGCACGGGCATAGTCGTGATCGGCCTCGTCGAACGGCACGCCGCCGAGTTCTTCAAGCACGCGGTGCATGGCATGGTCCATGACCTCGTTGACAAGGTTGTTCGACACGGCCGAGATGACCTTGAACGCGACCTCGGTCCCCGTCATCAGCGCTGCCCCGCGTGCCACATCCTTCACCCGTTCGACGAGGGCGAGCATGTCGGCCAGTTCCAGCGCGCGGATCGAATAGCGCACCTTGGCGCTGGCCTGCACCACATTCGGCGCGGTGCCGCCTGCATCAAGGTAGGCGTAGTGGATGCGCGCGCCGTTCACCATGTGCTCGCGCAGGTAGTTCACGCCGACCGACATCAGTTCCACGGCATCAAGCGCCGAGCGGCCAAGGTGAGGTGTCGCCGCGGCATGGGCGGCGCGGCCGGCGAACTCGAAATCCATCCGCATGTTCGCCAGGCTTTCGGGGTCGTCCACCCGCGTCATGCAGTCGGGGTGCCAGGTGATCGCGGCATCCACATCGGCAAAGGCGCCGTCGCGCACCATGAATGCCTTGGCGGCGCCGCCTTCTTCGGCCGGGCAACCATAATAGCGCACCCGGCCCGGGATGCCGGTGGCGGCGAGCCAGTCCTTCAGCGCGCAGGCAGCGAGAAGCGAGGCCGCACCCAGCAGGTTGTGCCCGCAGCCATGGCCGTTGCCGCCCTCAATCACGGGCCGCGGCTCGGCAATTCCCGCCTGCTGGCTCAGCCCCGGCAAGGCATCGTATTCGCCCAGGATGGCAATCACCGGCCCGCCATTGCCCGCCTCGCCCATCACCGCCGTCGGAATGCCCGCCACGGTCTCGGTGACGCGGAAGCCCTTGGCGCGCAGCACGTCGGTATGGGCCGCGCAGGAGGCGAACTCGCCATAAAGCAGTTCGGGCGTGGCCCAGACCCGGTCGGCCAGCGCCGCCAGATCGTCGCGATGCGCCTCGACCATGTTCAGTATCGGATGGGTGTTCTGCATGTCTGCCTCCGGCAAGTCCGCTTGCCCTCATGCTGACCCTCGGCAAGGGCAGAGGCAAGCCGTAACGCGGGGTGCGAATAGAACGTGCGGTGCGAAGGGAAATGTTCTGGCAGCGCGTTTGCATCTGATCGAACGACTTGGCCGGGCGAGCGGCGGCAGAAATGCAAACGCCCCCCCAAAGCGCACGGAACGGTTCGGGTGCGATGCCATGTTCCACCCGCAGAACCTGGCCAGCAAAGCAGTTCAATCATTTCGCGGAATCTGCGGCTCTCAATCGACGGAATGGGCGGGGAGCGGCCAGTGAACTCGCGGCATTGCATCCGCGGCAATCGGCCGATAGCGGCCATTCGCGACCCGCTCGGATAGCGGTTGATCCCGGCCGTGACTGGCGATAAGTTTTATCCATGCCTGCGTCGGAGGCTGCTTAAGATATCTGTTTAGAGGTTCGGGTCTACAGTAATTTTAGGCGCACTAAATTGCCATCCGCCCAGTTCGGTGAGTAATCTTTAAATTGTGAGCGCAAATGACAACCAGTAAAGATCCAGAAGGCCACCTCCATACGTTAAGTCAACTTTTGCACGATCTTTGGGGCAGGTCGAACTTTCTGGCGAAAGCGCTGATCAGTGTGACTTCTGCTATTCTGGCAGTTGCCTCAATGGCGCTCTCGTTCAGAGTTGGCTACATTTGGAGTCTGCGCGATTTTTCAGTTTTTGCATCGGGAACTGTTCGATTTTCCAACTACATCCACCCACTAGCTTTTGCTTTTTTTGTTCCAGGTGCAATTTCCACACTTGCCTACGGATTCTTGCGCCTCGGACTTCGACAGATCACTGCGCGCAGGACAAAACTAATAGCTTTACTGCTTCCTTTAAGAAGATTTGTTGTAAATGATAAGTTAATAACCTTGCTTGCCCTATGGGTTGTGGCGGCCGTTTTAATATACTTCCCTATAGATTACTTCGTGGAGATTAATACTGTTTTGCTTTTTGTGTACTGGGCCTCTTATCTTGCGATCTATGCCGGAGAGTTCCGGTTCTCCATAGTTGAAGTTTTCTCACCGAGCTTCTACAATTTTTTCAACCGCAAGAGCGTTTCCGACAGTAGGGTGCTTGCTGCGCAAATTGGCTGGACCGCATTCGCAATCACCTCCACGAGTTTCGTAATTGGTTTCTACGGCCTTAGATTGTCAATGGCGTCATGCGTCTATTTAAATTTGCAGCTGGAGAATGATCTGGCTAAATATTCGATCATTGCAGAAACTGGAGATGCACTTGTCCTAGTGCAGTGCAATGACCATCCTTCGGTCGTCAAGATGCTCTGGCCTGTTCATCGAGTGACGGTGCTGAGCAAGGCAAAAGTGTCAAGCATAAGTCAGAGCGACAATTAGTTCTCCGCCCGATGAGGCCGCAGGACGGGTCGAAGCGGAGATTAAAGAGATAATAGATTACCGTTGTGGTCGCTGGACTCCGCGAGGCGATAGGTCTGAGTGGATATCGTGCTGAAAACGCAGTTGCATTCCGCGCATGACTTCAAACCGCATATGGTCGATGGCGAAAGAGAAACACTCGCGTTCATTTGGGCTTTGTCTTGGGGTGATACTCCCGCTATTGCACTGGAGCAGGCAGTCCACGAACGCCGCCCGGTCAAAGGCATGGGGTTGACGACTTTCCGCCCTCAGCGACGGCGTGAGGCTTTGCGCTGAGTCCCGCACAGTCTACAGCAAAGGGCTGGTCGGTCCCTTCGCTGCAGCGCCCTCGACTGACCGCTTCGGAGGCCTACTCCGGGAGGGCCAACCGGCGGCTATGGGCCGAACACGTCGATCAACCTTGACCACTCTGGTCTGACCCTTTGCTGCGCCGCGGAATGGCCGCTTCGAGCCCAAAGGGACAATGGACCAACTGTTATAGTTGTGCGCAGCGACGTTTTCCGGCAGCTTCTGCTTGGGCAATTTAGGTCGCGATGCACTGCGATGGGTGAGGCGAAACGAAAGCGGGAAGCTGCTTTGAACGGGCCGTGCCCATGTGGCTCGGGCGAAACCGCGCACCTTTGTTGCTTCACCGGGAAGGGCTGGCAATGGCATAAGAGGCCCGCCATACTTGGACTCAAAACCCTGCCTCCGGCGGGGCGCGTCGAGAAATGCTACATGAAAGAGTTGGGCTCGTGTATCGGGCCCATTTCTGGCGAGCACATCATTTCTGAATCTGTCTGTCAGGTTTTGATGGGAGACGGCGAGTTTTCGATCTCCGGCGTTCCTTGGCTCGAGGCAGGTGAGACGAAGATAATCGCGCCTCCACAAGCAAAATGTCTTTGTCGCAAGCACAACAGCTCGCTTAGCCCGCTCGATTCTGCCGCGTGTTACTTCTTCGCATCGCTCAGGTCATATCTTGAACACGATACTGGACCGCGACACGCGCTTCTTTCCGGGCATGATCTCGAACGCTGGCTTTTGAAAACTGCGAAGGCAGCGGCGGTCTCTCGCAATTTAGCGCATGGAGGGAAACGGCTGTCAGGCGCATTCGCGCGCGACGAATCGATACTCGACATGCTTGATGATCCACGGCACTGGCCTGAAGGAGCAGGTCTCTACTGCACCATGAATATCGGCGATCTAACCGAGAATTCGGTGAGGTTTCAATTCCAGCCGCTTACAAACGAGGATGACGACATCGAAGCTCTGGCGTTCAACATTATGGGATTTCGCTTCGTACTGCTGCTCGAAGCGCATGATCTGACCAAGTACCCGTTCTTGAGAGGTGCCAAATATCGCCCGGGCCGAATTGAAATCTCTTATCCGACTTCGACAAGTTGGGTCACTTTGTGCTGGGACGACAACAAGGCGCATGAGCTTCTAACCGCCAAGTGGCTTCAACATCGATGAAAGGGAGCTATCATGCATGACGCTGACTGCTTTGTCCGCATCGCCGTCATTCGGGAGCTGATTTCGCTGCAGTGGAAATAAATGGCCGGTTCGGCGACGCCGCACTGCAGCGCTTCGCCGAGGCTGAACGGCAACTGAGGGCCGAGTACGTCGTTCAGAGGCCGCGCCTACCCCCTCCCAATGGTTCCTCCCCGGCCCTGAGCGTATGCGGGGGGGCGCAGCGCGGCGTTTCGCTAGCGACAGGCACTTTCACCGGGGAATCCAGGCGGAATCCACCTGGCGCCTGATCGGCGGGAAAGTGACTCATTATCAAAGGCATGCGAAATCACGATCTTGGCGTGCTGGATTCTTTTGCGGAAGCCAAGGAATCCAGTTTGCGGAAGCCACCTTGCCGGAAGCCAGCCAGCGGAAGCCATCTGCCGGGAAGCTGTTGAATCCACGCGTATTTTTCGTTTGACAAAGCTGCTCCCCTTGACCTACCCCTTGATCATCGAAGAATTGCGCCCGGAGGACACCCTCGCGGGCGCTTTCGTTTTTCCCATATCGCGGATCCCGTTTCAGCCGTTGGCATCGCCCTGCGCGCATCGGCTTATCCGCCCTGCCCCACATGAAAGCCACCCCATGGACCTGGTCTTTGCGCCGAGCCAAATCGAGACTTGGCCGATTGACCGACTGCGGCCCTACGCCCGCAATGCCAAGATCCACGGCACGGAGCAAGTGGCGAAGATCGCGGCCAGCATGGCCAAGTTCGGCTGGACCGTGCCCTGCATGGTGGCTGACGATGGCGAGCTGATCGCCGGGCATGGTCGGGTGCTGGCGGCGGCCCTGCTGGGCTTGAAGGAGGTGCCGGTGATCCGGCTCAGTCACCTCGACGAGGCCGAACGCCGGGCCTACCGGATCGCAGACAACAAGCTGACCGAGTTGGGCGAGTGGGACGAGGCCATGCTGCGTGATGAAATCGCGGGGCTGCTGGCCGAGGATTTCGACCTGTCGCTGCTCGGGATCACCGACGAGGATCTGGACGCCCTGCTGCGCGATCCGGATCAGGTGGACGGCGGCGCGGTCGAGGGTGAGGACGACATCCCCGAACCGCCGGTCGCGCCGGTGTCAGTGGCGGGTGACCTCTGGCAGCTCGGATCGCACCGGCTGATTTGTGGCGATAGTACCTCCGCCGATGTGGTCGGACGCTTGCTGGGAGATGTTCGACCGTTGCTGATGGTGACGGACCCGCCCTATGGCGTTGAGTACGATCCCTCCTGGCGCAACCAGGCGGGCGCGGCCAAGACTAAACGCACCGGCAAGGTGTTGAACGACGACCGAGCGGATTGGCGGGAGGCGTGGGCGCTGTTCCCCGGCGACGTGGCTTATGTCTGGCACGGCGCGCTGCACTCCTCGACCGTTGCCGAAAGTCTGGTGGCGGCGGGTTTCGCAGTGCGGTCGCAGATCATCTGGGCCAAGGATCGCCTCGTCCTCAGCCGCGGCGATTACCACTGGCAGCACGAACCCTGCTGGTATGCCGTCAAAAAGACCGGCAAGGGCCATTGGGCCGGGGATCGGAAGCAGACCACGCTGTGGCACATTTCCGGCAAGGACCAGGACGCCGCCACCGTCCACGGCACACAGAAGCCGGTGGAGTGCATGCGCCGCCCGATCCTCAACAATTCCAGCCCCGGTCAGGCGGTGTTCGAACCCTTCATGGGATCAGGCACCACCCTGATCGCGGCAGAAACCACCGGGCGGGTGTGTTTCGGGATCGAGTTGAACCCGGTCTACGTCGACGTGGCCATCGAGCGCTGGCAGCAGTTCACCGGCGCGAACGCCGTCTTGGCTGACACCGGCGAGACCTTTGCCGAACTGAAGGCGAAAAGGCTGGCGGCATGAACGTGCCCCTCCTGCCGGGCAGGATCGAGCATTGGTCCCTTGCCCGGCTGAAGCCCTACGCACGAAACGCCAAGACCCATGATGCCGACCAGGTGGCGAAGATTGCCGCCAGCATGGCCGAGTTTGGCTGGACCGTGCCCGTGCTGGTCGCGGCCGACGGCGAGTTGATCGCTGGCCATGGTCGCATCCTGGCCGCCGCACACCTCGGGCTTTCCGAAGCCCCTGTGATCGTCCTCGGCCACCTAACCGAAGCCCAGCGCCGCGCCTATCGGATTGCAGACAACAAGCTAACCGAGTTGGGCGGCTGGGACGACGCCCTGCTGCTGCAAGAACTGCAGGCGCTACTGGCTGAGGATTTCGACCTCGGGCTGATCGGGATCCCCGAGGATGAACTGGACGCACTGCTGGCAGACGCTGACGACCGCCCTGCGATTTCTGATGATGCGGCCGATGCGATCCCGGCCCCGCCCGCTGATCCGATCACGAAGCCGGGCGACATCTGGGCGCTGGGAAAGCACCGGCTATGCTGCGGCGATGCCACCGATCCGGCCGTCGTCGCCAGGCTGATGCAGGGCGAACAGGCCACCCTGATGTTCACCTCGCCGCCCTATGCGCAGCAGCGGGACTACGGTGCCGCCAAGGAAAAGGTCGGAAATTGGGATGCGCTGATGCAGGGCGTGTTCGCCACAGCGCCGGTCACCGCCGAGGCGCAGCTGCTGGTCAACCTCGGCCTCGTGCATCGCGACAGCGAATGGCAGCCCTATTGGGAAGGATGGGTGGAATGGATGCGCGCATCTGGCTGGCGGCGGTTTGGCTGGTATGTCTGGGATCAGGGCCCCGGTTTACCGGGCGACTGGAACGGCCGCCTGGCTCCGTCGCACGAGTTCATTTTCCACTTCAACCGCGCGCCGCGCAAACCGCACAAGACCGTACCCTCCAAGCACGCAGGCGAAACTCTCGGCGGGGGTGGGCTGCGCGGGGCCGACGGCACCGTCCATGCCAAGACCGGAACCGGAAACGCGATCCAGAGCCATCGTATCCCAGACAGCGTCTTCCGGATTATGCGCCACAAGGGTGGGCTCGGCGCAGCGGGGTCGCACCCAGCAGTGTTCCCGGTGGCGCTAGTCGAGGCAGTGCTAACAGCATTCTCGGATCCCGGCGACCTGATCTATGAGCCGTTCTGCGGCTCCGGCACCCAGATCATCGCTGCCGAGCGCGCTGGGCGGCTGTGTTTCGCCATGGAAATGGACCCGGTCTATTGCGACGTGGCGGTGCGGCGGTGGGAAATGGCAACCGGGCGGCAGGCAGTTGTTACACAACTAGATTGACTGAAGGGCCGCCATTTCATCTATGGGGAGAGCGAGCAGGTCGTGGGCCAGCGCTGATGTTGCTCGGGAACAGTGAAGCAAGGCCAGTACACACTGGGCGATGGAAGGTAGTTGTAGCGTGGGACACACTGAGTTTCTCGTCGTCGGAAATGGAAGAGGTTTCTCCAACATTGAAGATGCGATTGAAAAGCTTGAAAATCTATCACTGATTTTTACACGCCGCTGGCAGAGCAACCAGCTTCAACAGGCTGGAAAAGCGAGTGAAGAAGCAATGATCTGCTTCGATCATGTGATCGGCGAACTGATGCGAATTCGGGACAGTCGAAAGCAAGACCCAAAATATGCAAGCTCAAATTTCGCGACTTCGATGGCCGCGGTTTCTGGTCGATCAAAACCAAACGCGTCTCAATCAGATGTTGACATCATCACCGCGGTTCCGGGCAATGCAGGTCTCCCTGCATCACCGTTGATTACCGATATCAGCCTTGAAAAGGCGCTGAACAAAGTAAAGCATCGCCATCCCGCCGCGATGAATTTCCGTATTGATGCAGATAGGCATGTGTTTGTCTTCTGTGCGCTCAGCACGAGCGGCTCTCTCGAAAGTATCGTCGAATTGGATGTTCTATACTTCTGCGAAAAATGTCGGGATGCGGCGAAGGCCATTTGAAAAGCCTTGGAATGCAGCTCACTGCTTGTGATCACACAACGGTATCCCATACACCGTCCCACGGCCCTCGACCTTCTGGGTGGTGATCAGCAGGCCAAGCTTCTTCTTGAGCACACCCGCGATGGAGCCTCGGACTGTATGAGATTGCCACTGGGTTGCCTCGACGATTTCGGCGATGGTGGCTCCATCGGAACGCTGTAGCATAGCGATGACCTGCGCCTGCTTAGTTCCGGCGCGCTGGCTCGGCGGCTTGGGGGCGGCAGCCTTGGCGGCATGATCGCGGATCGCAGCAACCGTCTTCACCACCACCGGCTCAATCCCGATGGCCAGCAGCCCCGCGTCAGTGACCACCAGCGTGGTCCCATGTCCGTCGCCAGTTTCACGCCAGAGCGGCTCGCCGCGGCGCAGGTTGGCATCGACCTCCTGCAGCCAGCCATGTTCGATCATCTTGCTGACGGCCATCTTCGCCGCAGCACCGGCCAGCCCCTTGGGCAGTGGCAAGGCAATGTTGTCGGGGCGCTGGGCCCCGGCGCTGAGGATGATGGTCTGGGTGTCGGTGAGTTTGATCATGGCAACCTCCGGATCTGGGGCGCGCTGCTTGGCGCCCCTTCTACGCAAACAAGCCCCGCCATCGCGGGGCCTGTTTGATGCGCTTCCGTATCATTTGGCGAATTCGCCCTCGCTGAAGGCGATGTCGGTGATCTGACGCAGCAGGCTGGAATAATGGTTCAGGGTGCCAACATCGCCCCAATGCACGGCGTTCGGGTCGGTGTCGAAATGGTTGTCGCTGAGGGTCAGGATGCGGGCCAGCATGTCGTCGATCCGGCGTTTGGCGGCGAGGAAGGATTCGAGGGCCTTTTCGTTCGGGACGGTGGCGCGGCGGGTGGTCATGACGTGGTTATCCTTCGCTGAGTTGCATCGTTCAGGTGCAATCAGAATCGCTCCGATGCGGAGTGTAATCAACTGAATACCAAGCAATATCATTGATTTATCTGGAGTTTACAGCGCCATGGACGGCATGAGCGAGCGCGAGTATTCCGCCCATTCCGGCCTCTCGCGCGGGGCGATCCAGAAGGCCCGCAAAGCCGGGCGGCTGGTGGTCTATGGCGACGGGTCGATCAATGCGGCGGCGTCCGATGTGCGTCGCGGCGAGATGACCGACCCAGATCAGCAGCGGCGCAGCACTGGCGATACCGGGTTCAGCGGGCCTGCGGACAGCTCGTCCTATCTGAAGGCCCGCACCGCTCTGACCGTCTACCAGGCGCAGGACAAGCAGCTTGGCATCCAGAAGAAGAAGGGCACGCTGGTCGACCGCGCCCGGGCGGAGACGCTGGTGTTCCGGCTGGCGCGCGAGGAGCGCGATACCTGGGTCACCTGGCCCAGCAGAGTGGCGGCGCTGATGGCGGCCGAAGTGGCAGCGGAGGTGGAAAAACAATCCGGCAATCCGGTGCGACCGGTCCGACCGGAGCGACCGGTGATCATCGAGGCCGCAATCCTGCAGAGGGTGCTGGAAACCCATGTCAGAGCGCAACTCGCCGCCCTCGCCGATCTCCGGGTCAGCCTCGGATAGCGACGACACGGCCAAGGACGTTCTGACCGCGGACCTCGACCTTGGCTTTGACGGCGCCGAGGATATCCTGCGCACCTGGCGCCGGGGGATGCGGCCCGACCCGGACCTGACGGTGTCGGAATGGGCAGACCAGCACCGCAAGCTGTCGTCGCGGGCTTCGGCCGAACCGGGACAATATCGCACCGCCCGCACGCCCTATCTGCGCGAGATCATGGATGCGCTGTCGCCCCGCCATCCGGCGCAGCGCATCAGCTTCATGAAAGCTGCACAGGTCGGCGCGACCGAGGCTGGCAACAACTGGATCGGCTTCGTGATCCACCATGCGCCGGGGCCGATGCTGGCGGTGCTGCCGACGGTCGAGATGGCCAAGCGCACCTCGCGCGGACGGCTCGATCCGCTGATCGCGGAAAGCCCGGCCCTGCGCGAACGGGTGAACCCGGCCCGGTCGCGCGATGCGGGCAACTCGATGCTGTCGAAGGAATTCCCCGGCGGCATTCTGGTGCTGACCGGCGCCAATTCGGCCACCGGCCTGCGGTCGATGCCCGCGCGCTACATCTTTCTGGACGAGGTCGACGCCTATCCGCCCTCGGCTGACGCGGAAGGTGACCCGGTCACGCTGGCCGAAGCGCGGACCACCACCTTCTCGCACCGTCGCAAGGTGTTCATGGTCTCCACCCCGACAATCCGGGGCCTGAGCCGGATCGAGCGGGAATACGAGGCATCGGACCAGCGCCGCTACTTCGTGCCCTGCCCACATTGCGGGGCGATGCAATGGCTGCAGTTTGAGCGGCTGCGCTGGGACAAAGGGCGGCCTGACACGGCGGCCTATCATTGCGAGGCCTGCGAGAAGGCGATCGCCGAGCATCACAAGACGCAGATGCTGGAACGTGGCGAATGGCGGGCGACCGCCGTTTCCGCCGATCCGCATTCCATCGGCTTCCACATCTCGGCGTTCTATTCGCCCTTGGGCTGGAAAAGCTGGCAGCAGATCGCCCGCGACTGGCTGGCGGCGCAGGGCTCCGAGGAAATGCTGCGCGCCGCCCGCAATACCTTGCTGGGCGAGACTTGGGTGGAGTCGGGCGACGCGCCGGAATGGCAGCGGCTGGCCGAACGCCGTGAGGCTTACGCGGGCGTGCAAATCCCCGCAGGCGGGCTGTTCCTGACCGCGGGCGTCGATGTGCAGAAGGATCGGATCGAGGTCGATGTCTGGGCCTGGGGCCGGGGCCTGGAGTCCTGGCTCGTGGATCACATCGTCATCCCGGGCGGCCCAGACGATCCGGTCTGCTGGGACAAGCTGACTACCCTGCTGGGTCAAACATGGGTCTGCGCCAATGGCGCGGTGATGCTGATCGGCAAGCTGGCGATCGACACCGGCTACGAGGCCCCGGCGGTTTACACTTGGGCGCGCAGGCAGGGCTTTGAGCAGGTCGCACCGATCAAGGGTCTGGAAGGCTTCAACCGCGCGACGCCGGTGTCGGGGCCGACCTATGTCGACGCCACCATCGGCGGCAAGCGTCTGCGCCGCGGCGCCCGGCTCTGGTCGGTAGCCACCGCCACCTTCAAGACCGAGACCTACCGCTTCCTGCGGCTTGAACGCCCTTCGGACGAGGACCGGGCGCTGGGCGTGCTGGACGCCCCCGGCACGGTACACTTGCCCGACTGGATCGACACCGAATGGCTGAAGCAGCTGGTGGCCGAACAGCTGGTCAACGTGCGCAACAAGCGCGGCTATGCCCACCAGGAATGGCAGAAAATGCGGGAACGCAACGAGGCGCTGGACACCCGCGTCTATGCAAGGGCTGCGGCCTGGATCATGGGCGCCGACCGCTGGGACGAGACGACCTGGCGACGGCTGGAGGCGCAGGCCGGTGTCGAGATCAGGCCGCAGGCGCCCGTGGCAATTCCTGCAACGCCTGAGGGGCCGACCGCGCCAAAGGCCGGAACACCGACCACGTCCCGGCGGAAACGCCGGGCCTGGACACCGAACTTCATGAGGGACTGAGATGGATCTGGAACGGATGCGCGCCCTGCTGGCCGCACTGCAGGAGGCCCGTTACGCGGGTGTTCGCTCGGTCAGCTATGATGGCAAATCGATCACCTATGGCTCGGATGCCGAACTGGCGAACGCCATCGCAGATCTGGAAACCCGGATTGCCACCGCCACCACCGGCAGCCCGCGTCGTCGGCGCTGGGGCACCGTCGCCTCGAAGGGCCTGTGATCCATGGCGTTCGAGGCGTTCCGCCAGCGGCTGGGGTCGATCATCGGTGGCTTCGACGCGGCACAGGCCCATCGTCGGTTGCGCGGGTTCCGGGCCAGCCGCGCACATGTGAACACACTGATCGCGGCCTCCGGCGATACCATCACCGCCCGGGCGCGCTGGCTGGTCCGGAATAACGGCTATGCCGCGAATGCCGTGGAAAGCTTCGCCAGCAATGTCGTCGGCGATGGCATCAAGCCTTCTTCGACCATCGCCGATGCCGCCAAGAAGGAAGAGCTGCAGGCGCTCTGGCTGGCATGGACCGATGATGCAGATGCCGAAGGCCTGACCGATTTCTACGGGCTGCAGCGCCGGGCCGCGCGCGAGGTGTTCCTGTCGGGCGAGGTGTTTGTCCGCATCCGCCCGCGCCGCGCAGAGGATGGGCTGACCGTGCCGCTGCAATTGCAGATGCTGCCCGCCGAAATGCTGCCCCTCGACATGAACCGCACCCTGCCCGGCGCTGGGCTGATCCGCCAGGGGATCGAGTTCGACGGTATCGGCCGCCGCGTCGCCTATCACTTCCTGCGCCGCCATCCGGGTGATCTGACCGATCCGGGGCTATCCGGCGAAACCGCCCGCGTGCCCGCCGCTGATGTGATCCATGTCCTTGACCCGGTGGAAGCGGGCCAACTGCGCGGCGTGTCGCGTTTTGCCGCCGCCATCGTGAAACTGTTCACCCTCGACCTTTATGACGACGCGGAACTCGAGCGGAAGAAGATCGCGGCGATGTTCGCGATGTTCATCACCTCGCCCGCCCCGGAAACCCCGCTGGAACCGACCGAGGAGGATCTGGAGGTCGAACCCGGCCAGGTGGTCCGTCTCGATCCCGGCGAGGATGTTTCCACCCCGGCGACGCCCGACTCCGGCGGCACCTACGAGCTCTTCCAGTACCGCACCCTGCTGCAGATCGGCGCGGCGCTGGGCATTCCCTACGGCTATCTGACCGGCGACACCGCCAAGGGCAACTTCTCCAACACGCGGATAAGCCTCATCGAGTTCCGCCGCCGCATCTCGGCCTGGCAGCATGGCGTGCTGGTGTTCCAGATGTGCCGCGCGGTCTGGACGCGCTGGATGGACGTGGCCGTGCTGTCGGGCGCACTGGACCTGCCCGGCTATGACAGCCAGCGCCGCCAATATCAGGCCTGCGCCTGGTTGCCGACCAAGTGGGACTGGATTGACCCTATGAAAGACGCCTCGGCCGAGATCCTGCAGATCGAGGCAGGCCTCAAATCCCGCACCCAGGCTCTGTCGGAGCGCGGCTATGACGCCGAACAGGTCGACCGCGAAATTGCCGCCGAGAGGAAGAGGGAATTGGCGCTGGGCCTCGACTTCCGCCGCCCGGGGTCGCCTGCGCAGGGGCCGGGTGACGCCAAGGGCAACGACAACGCGGATCAGGGTGGCGATGCCGCAGACGAAGACAAGGCCGATGACACCGCTGATGTCCGGCCTGACCCCAAGGACAAACAGTGATGCATCACGCCCAGATCGCCCAGCGTGCCTTCAACACCCCCTTGATGGTGGATCCCGCCAAAGCGCTGGCCTTCATGTCAGGGCTTGGGCCGCGCATCACCGGCCAAGATATCACTTTCCAAGGGCTGAAAGTTGAAGGTTCGGCGACAAAGGCGGCCGCCCGGCCCGCCCGCGCTTCGCTGTTCGGCAATGACCTCGCCCAGCGGCATCAGCAGGGAGGCAGTCAGCCCTTTGCCCTGATCGACGGCATCGCGGTGATCGAGATCGCCGGAACGCTGGTGCATCGCGGCGCCTGGATCGGCCAGTCTTCGGGCCTCACCTCCTACGAGGGCATCGCCGCCCAGCTGCAGGCGGCGCTCGCCGACCCCGGCGTGCGCGGCATTGCCCTCGATATCGACAGCTTCGGCGGTGAAGTGGCAGGGGCCTTTGACCTCGCCGATCGCATCCGGGCGGCACGAGCGCAAAAGCCTGTCCGCGCCTTCGTCGCCGAACATGCGCTGTCGGCGGGCTATGTTCTGGCATCGCAAGCCGACCGGATCATCCTGCCGCGCACCGGGGCGGTGGGCAGCATCGGCGTCGTGGCGCTGCACACCGACATGAGCGGCGCCCTCGATCAGAAGGGCATTGCTGTCACGCTGATCCACGCCGGATCGCACAAGGTCGACGCCAACCCTTACCAGCCGCTGCCCGAAGCGGTCCGGTCCCGGATGCAGGCCGAGCTGGAAGAGCTTCGCCTGCTCTTCGCCCGGACGGTCGCGGACGGTCGGGGTGACCGTCTCGATGTGGCGCGGGCGCTGGGCACCGAAGCGGCGGTGTTCCGCGGCGAGGCCGCGGTTCATGCCGGTCTGGCCGACGATCTGGCCGATCCCGTCCTGGCCTTCCACGCCTTCGCCGCCGCCCCTCGCGGCCCTCATTCCCCCAGCAGAAAGGGTCCTCAGATGACCACCACCCCCACAGACGCCTCCAACCCGGCACCGATTGCCGCCCAGCCCGCCGCGACGACCGCGGCACCGGTCGCACCGACCGTCGCTGAACCTCCTGCCGCGGTGGCAACTGCGCCGACAACTAACGCAGGCGGAGCCATGACCGCCGACGCTGTCCGCGTTGAGGCGGCTGAAGTGGCGCAGGTCTGCGCGCAGGCCGCCCGGTTGGGCGTGACCATCGACGCCGCCGATGCCGTTACCAAGGGCCTCAAACCCGAGGCCCTGCGCGCCCGGGTGCTGGCCGATCTCGCCGCCCGCAGTGATGCGGCGGGCATCATCGCCACCGCCCCCGCCGCTGCCGCCGCCAAGGACAGCCCGATCATCGCCGCGGCAAAGAAGGCCGCGACCGACGCCAGGCGCTGATCCAGAGCACCTTACCCATTCGCCAACCCATCCCGGAGACTGACCAATGCCTGTCCTGATCCAACCGCCCAGCATGGGCGATGTCCTCAAATATGAGGCCAACCCGAACTACACCCGCGAGAGCGTGACCCTGCTGCAGGGCATGCCCTATCCGGTCGGCGCCGTGCTGGGGCGCATCACCGCCAGTGGCAAATACAAGCTGGCCACCAGCGGCGGCGCAGATGGGGCTCAGACGGCATCGGCCGTGCTGCTCTACGCCGTGGATGCCACCCTCGCAGACGCCACCGGCATCATCATCGCCCGCGGCCCGTCGATTGTCTCCCGCGCCGGGCTCGCTTACGACGCCACCGTCGATGATGCGGCCAAGATCACCACCAAACTCGGCCAGCTGGCCGCCGTCGGCATCATCCCGCGCGACGGCGTCTGACGCAGTTTTCCCCCACCTTCCTCGGAGCACCCCATGACCCTTGTCCGCAATCCGTTTGACGCTGGCGGCTATTCGCTGGCCGAGATGACGCAGGCCATCAACATCCTGCCCAACCTCTACACCCGCCTCGGCCAGATCGGCCTCTTCCGCTTTGAAGGCGTCACCCAGCGCTCGGTGATCATCGAGCAATACGAGGGTGTTCTCAGCCTTCTGCCCTCGGTGCCGCTTGGTGCCCCGGCCACCCTCGGCAGCCGCGAAGGCCGCTCGATGCGCTCCTTCGCCTTGCCGTGGATCCCGCATGACGATGTGATCCTGCCCGGCGACATCCAGGGCTCTCCCGCGCTGGGCGTATTTGACGCCGCCGACCCGCTGGTCGAGGTGATGAACCGCAAGCTGCAGCTGATGCGCCGCAAGCACGCCCAGACCCGCGAATACATGGAGATCAACGCCCTGCGCGGCATCGTGAAGGACGGGGCCGGGACCACGCTCTACAATTACTTCACCGAGTTTGGTCTGGCGCAAATCTCGGTCGATTTCCTGCTCGGCACTGCTGGCACCAATGTGCAGGGCAAGGTGCGCGAGGTGTTGCGCGCGGTCGAGGACAATCTGCTGGGCGAGGCGATGTCCTCGGTCCATGCGCTGGTCAGCCGCGAGTTCTTCGACAAGTTGATCGTGCATCCCAAGACCGAGGAGGCCTACAAGTTCTATGCCGCAACCGGCGCGCAGCCCTTGCGCGAGGATGTGCGGCGCAACTTCCCCTTCGCAGGCATCCTCTTCGAGGAATATTCCGGCACCGTCACGCTTTCCACCCGGGCGGCCGAACGGCTGGTGCCCGCCAGCGAGGGCATCGCCTTCCCGCTTGGCACCATCGACACTTTCACCACCTATGGCGGCCCGGCGAACTTGCTGGAGGCGGCCAACACCATGGGTCTGCCGCTTTACGCCCGCCAACATCTGGACGAGAAGGGCCGCTGGATTGATCTGATGACCGAGGCCTCGATCCTGCCGGTCAACAAGCGGCCGCGCATCGCCATCCGCCTGCACAGCTCGAACTGACCGGCGGGCGGACATCATCATGACCGTCTTCGCCGCCGCCATGGACCGCATCTATGCCAACCCCTCCATGGCGGTGGCCGCTGTCTGGATCTCGGCCGCCACATCGGCGGAACGCCCGATCCGGGTGATCCGCCGTGCGCCGGACCGGATCACCGAATTCGGCGCGGGCCGATTTGTCAGCGACACCATGATGGTGGATGTGCGCTTGTCCGACCTGCCCGATCCCCGCCCCGGCGATCTGATCGTGATTGGCAGCGACAGCTTCACCATTCAGGGCGAACCCCTGCGCGACCGCGAGCGGTTGATCTGGACGCTGGACCTGCGACCGTCATGAAAATGAAGATCAGCTTCGATCCCGACATCGTCGCGCTGATGCAGGCGGAAATCGCCGCCGGAGAAAAGGCGGTCTCCGCGGCGATGCGCAGCGCAGGCACCTCCCTGAAATCCGCCTGGCGGGCGCAAATCACCGGCGCGGGCCTTGGCATTCGCCTCGGCAATTCGATTCGGCTCGCGACCTACCCGAAGGCAAAGGACAGCCTGAATGCCGCGGCGCTGGTCTGGTCCAACGCGCCGGTGATCATCGGCGCGCATGACACCGGGCCGCTGATCCGCTCCAGGGATGGCTTCTGGCTGGCGATCCCCACCCCGGCGGCGGGGAAAATCAGCAAAGGCGGCCGGATCACCCCCGGCGAATGGGAACGCCGCAGCGGCTTGCGCCTGGTGTTCATCTATCGCCGACGGGGGCCGAGTCTGCTGGTGGCGGAGGGGCGGTTGAATTCCAAGGGTCGCGCTGTGGCGTCAAAATCGAAGACCGGACGCGGCGTGGCGACCGTGCCGATCTTCCTGCTGGTGCCTCAGGTCAAGTTGCGCAAGCGGCTGGATCTGGCAAGGGATGCAGAGCGGGCGGTGGATGGCGTGCCGGGGATGATCGTGGCGGAGTGGGTGCAGTCTACGACAATCACTTGACGCCTAATGGCCTCTCAGCTCTATTCCTCTGGCTATGGTTGATCTCAGAAATTAGGCGTGCAATGAAGCGAATTTCTCCCATTTATGCAATAAAAATTTCACGGAGAGCTATTCGCTCCTGGCAAAAGAATCTGGAACGAAAAAGAACGAAAAGGTGCCCAATAAAATGGATCGAGAAACGCGTCATTCTTTCCGAAAACTTCAACTTCTCTGCAAATTACATTGAAACAGTGCAGAGCCTGCAAGAGTTTAAAAGAGCAACACTTTCAAAGCCGAAATCGAGGGTTCGACACAAAGTATACATTGATCTGGCTTCAGTGAAGGACATTTCAATAGCTGGAGCCCTAGTGCTCGCTGCTGAAATTGATCGGTGGCGACGCTTGAAACGCGCGTCTCTGAAACCTCGCGATACGGAAAATTGGGACCCAATTGTGAAGCGCACGCTCACTTCGCTAGGATTTTTCGATCTACTTGGCGTAAGAATTGAGAGAAGCGCAAATGATGATTTCAACGGAAAAGAGGTTGTTGTTCTTCCGATGGTCACCGACGCACGGCTTGACGGTGAGATGCTCTATAGGATTGGTGAACATTTGGAAGTTGTTGCTGGCGTGTTTCGCCAAGATCCCACGATTTACGCAGCGTTAACTGAAGCTGCCTACAACTCCACCCTTCATGCTTATCCGACTGACCATAACTACGAGTTCCAGCCTTTGTGGAAGCGTTGGTGGGCAACGGCATGTTGGTCGCCACAGGAATCCGCTGTGAGGTTCATGATCTACGATCAGGGTGTTGGAATACCGGCCACACTCCCGCGTTCTCAAAAATGGGAGCGCATTAGAGAGTACATCAGCAAGGTACCCTTGATCGGAGGTTTTTCAAACGACGCGTCTGCCATGATCGAAGCAGCTATTGAGGTTTCTCGAACTTCGCGCGATGGGGGGCATGGAAAGGGGCTCAAGGACGTTGTCGCTCCGGTAACGGGTTTGGAAGGTGGCAGAGTGCGAATATTGAGCGGCCGCGGCTGCTACCTATGTTATGGTGATGGGACGATCGAGAAGAGCGATAGCGACCTACATATTGGGGGTACACTTATCGAGTGGACCATACCTACGGGTCATGCCGAAGTAGGAGTAGAATCATGACTACGACGATCAACATCGCGAAGGATTACACTCGGTTTCCGGGTGGACGTTACCCTGAGGACGGAAAAGGAAACGGTACCAGTTTCCGCAAGAAGTTCCTTGTCCCAGTGATGAAGAGCGGAGATCACGCAGTCGTGATTCTTGATGGAGCTGCAGGTTACCCGTCGTCCTTTCTCGATGAAGCTTTTGCTGGCTTGGTTCGAAAGGAGGGCTTTTCGGCCGAAAGTGTTTTGAAAGCACTGAGATTTCAAGCAACCGATCCAGGATTTTCTCGCTTCATTGAAATGATTGAGAGCTACGTCCGATCGGCCACTCCAGAGAAAGAAACGCATCATTGAGCGGGTGGTGTTCTTGAACTGGGAAAGCTTTGGCTGGCCTGCCCTCATTGGCGTACTTGGATATATTGGATCGCGCGGCGTCGAGACGGCCATTGGATATTTTTCTAACAGCGCGACTACTATCGAAGCGCGCCGCAACTCGGACTTAGAACGAATTGAGCAGGTTGCTTTTGAGATCCGCGATTTGGCATGTACCTACTGGAGTTCCTCTGGCGGGGCCGAAGGACAGAAAAGATTAACAGCATCAATCACTGGGCGTCTCAGCTTTTTGGCCGCAATGATTGATGAGCTCTTCAAGTCTCATAGTGATGAGTGTCGCTCGGCTCAAGAAGTGTTGCGAAGATTTCATGAATCGTGTTCGGAGGGTGATTTCGGTGTTATCGCCCGAGACCCTGAACCAGAGCGGTGTCAAGACATAGAGCGTTTCGCTTACGAGTTGGTGCATCGAACAGCAAGTCTTAGACGGAATCTCCCTCGCGGAAGAAACTAGAGCGCATGCCTCACATTGGCACGCGAGAGCTCATTTGCACTATCCATACTAGATTTGATTTGCGTTCGCCGAAACTGGATAAATTGCCAACCACCCGCGAAACCGTCCTCGCCGCGCTTCACACCCGGTTGCAACCCCTTGCCGCCCTCTTCCTGCGCGACGAGGTTCTGCCAGAACGCATCCCATCCGCTGGCCTGATCATCCTGCGCGACGGCCAACCGGGCGAGCCGGAGGTGACGCTGTCACCACTGCGCTATCACTACCAGCACCGAGCCGAGCTGGAGGTCGTCGTCCAGACGGGAACTGGCCGGGCCAGCGCCTTCGACACCTTGATCTCTGCCATCGGCGCCGCGCTGGAAGCCGACCGGACACTCGGCGACCTCTGCGACTGGATCGAACCGGAAGCCCCTTCTTCTGTCGATCTTCCCATCGAGGGCGCATCTACCTTGAAGGCGGCGGTGATCACCGTCGTGCTGCACTACACCACAACTAACCCCCTGCTTTGATGCCGGACAATGCTGCCCGCTGAGGCTTACGGGGAGCCTGTTCTGCGGATTTCACTCCTGACTGTTCGGGTTGTCCCCAAGCAACCAGAGCAGAAGGCAGGCCAGGATTGGCGAAAGCATCAGGCTCAGCAGCACCCATCCAAATGCACTGCGGCCACGGTCCGTCGCCATGCCTGCGGGAAGCATGATGAACAGCCAGAGCGTGAAATACAGGATTGCCAGCATGAACACGATGATTGCCAGCATGTAAACGATGGAAAAGACGGCTTCGATCATGGCGATTTCCCAAAGGCGCCCCGTCCCAAGAGGCTGATGAGATTTCAAAGTTCGAAACCTCTTGCCCGGCCGAAATACAGACTCTCTAGGAAAGGAGAAACACCCAATGGCACGTGCGCAAGGCGCGCGGGCGCAGATGGCGCTTGCGTTCGAGACGGTTTACGGCAGCCCGCCGGGGAACGGCTTCACCAGGATGCCGTTTGCCAGCACCTCGCTGGGATCGGAACAGCCGCTGCTGGACAGCGAGCTGCTTGGCTATGGCCGCGATCCGCTGGCGCCGATCAAGGACGCGGTGACGGCGGACGGCGATGTGGTGGTGCCGATCGACGCCGAGGCCTTCGGGTTCTGGCTGAAGGCGGCGTTCGGCGATCCGGTCAGCTCGGGGGCAGGCCCCTACACCCACACGTTCCATTCCGGCAGCTGGGTGCTGCCCAGCATGTCGATCGAGACCGGCATGCCGGAGGTGCCGCGCTATGCGATGTATTCGGGCTGCATGCTGGATCAGATCAGCTGGCAGGTGCAGCGGTCAGGCCTCTTGACCGCCACCGCGCGTCTGGTGGCGCAGGGCGAGACCATCACCGCGATCACCGGCGCGGGTGTGCCCGGGGACCTGGCGCTGCAGCGGTTTGGTCATTTCAACGGCGAGATCAGCCGGAACGGGGCGGCGCTGGGCAATGTGGTCTCGGCCGAGATCACCTATGCCAACAACCTCGACCGGATCGAGACCATCCGCAGCGACGGCCGGATCGACGGGGCGGATCCCTCGATCGCCGCACTGACCGGCAAGATCGAGGTGCGCTTTGCCGACAGCACGCTGGTCGCCCAGGCGATCAACGGCGATCCCTGCGCGCTGGAATTCGCCTATGTCCTGCCCTCGGGCGAGGGCTTCTCTTTCGTGGCGCATGCCGTCTATCTGCCGCGCCCGCGCATCGAGATTGCCGGGCCACAGGGCGTGCAGGCGAGTTTCGAGTGGCAGGCGGCGCGCGACAGCGCCCTTGGCCGGATGTGCACCGCAACCCTGATCAACAGCATCGGAACCTATTCATGATCCGCCTGAACCTGACCGCCAGCCCTGAATGGCTGGCCCTGGCGCCCGACCTGCGGCTGCTGGTGGCACCGCTGACCACCGCGCTGATGGTCTCGGCCCGTGCCGACGCCGCCGTCGAGGCTCTGGCGGGCACGGCCAGCACCGAAGCCCTGGCGCTGGCCATGGCCAAGGCGGTCGCCCGCCGCGCCGTGCTCGATTGGAAGGGGGTTGGTGATGCGCTGGGCCAGAGCCTGCCCGTCACGCCGGACGGCATCGACGCCCTTCTCGAGGTCTGGCCGGTGTTCGAGGCGTTCCAGATCCGCTATGTCGCCCGCGGCCTGCTGCTGGACGCAGAAAAAAACGCCTCACCGCCCTCGCCGACTGGTCCTTCGGCGGCGGCGGGCGCTACTGCGAAGCCTGCGCGGGGCCCTGCCCGGACTGCCCGGCACGGCTGAACCGGCCGCAGACGCCGGAGGGTTGGCAGATCTGGGATCTGGTCGGCCGCCTTGGTGGCCAGCTGCGGATTCTGCCGGGGGCGGTGATCGGCTGGGACATGGGGGCGGCATTGGCGCTGGCAGGGGCGCTGGGCATCGACCCGCTGGTCACCGCCGAACTGCTGCCCGCGATCGAGGCGGTGATGGTGCGCAAGCTGAACGAGCATCTGGCAGAAGCGCAGGACTATATCTGACGCTTCAGCCCGCCAGCATGCGCTGGACGATCTGCGGATCCCTGGCGATCAGCGCCAGCAGCACCCGGGCAGGTCCGTCCGGGCTGCGGCGGCGCTGCTCCCAGTTCAGCAGTGTGCCTTTCTTGACGCCGATGCTGCGGGCAAAGTCGGCCTGCGACAGGCCGGTGCAGGCCCGGATCGCCTGCACGTCGGGTTCCGGCAGCTCGATCAGATGGACATTGCCCATGGCTACGCCGCTGGCGTGCGACAGTGCCTCCTTCAGACCCAGTTCGATGCTCTTGAACGCGTCGCTCATCTCGTCCTCCTGTCGCTTGCCGACAGCCATTCGCCCAATGATCTGACGGCCTCGGTCTCGGAGACCGTCAGGTTTGCATTCGCAGTCATGTCCGCAAGGCCGGGATCGCGCAAGCCGAACGCCCACCTCGCAGCCGTCTTCACCATCGCCGCCGCAGACGACCCAACCCTCACCCGCTGACCTTCGCCACGACGGTCACGCCCTGCAGCCCGGCAAAATGCTGATCGCAAGTCAGCAGCATCGCTCCATGCGCGCGGGCGGTGGCGTAGATGATGGCATCGGCGGTGGCGAGCTTGTGGGCGCGGCAGGCTTCGGCGGCGGCAAGGGCGGTTTCGGTATCGAGGGGGATGACTTCGCAGACCTGGGTGAAGGCGATGACCTGATCGGCCTTGTCCTCGCCCACCTCGCGGGTCAGCCATTTCGCGAGCTCGAGCTGCACCATGGTGGGGACCAGCCAGTCGGCCTGCTCGGGCAGATGCGGCGCCACGGCGAGGCCGGTGGCGGAACCGGTCAGCCATTCGATCCAGGCCGAGGTGTCAACAAGGACCCTCAGAACCGGTCCGCCCGGTCACGGTAATCGGAGGGTGCGGCACCACGCGCCAGACCCTGCAAGGCCTCGCGCTTGGGGACCGGCACCAGCAGCACACCGGTGCCCTTGGGAATGAAGGCAAAGGTCAGCCCGGCCTCCCAGGACTGCGCCCGCCGGATCGCCTTGGGGATCGAGATCTGGAACTTCGAGGACAGGATCGCGGTCTCGGACATGCTCATACCACCTTTTGATCGATCAGACGAACGTAAGACAGATGACCCGCCGTTGCAAGGAGCCTGACCCATGACAGAGAAACGCGTCTCGGTCCGCCTGGTGGCGGTCGGCGGCCGCCAGGTGCGCGCCGAACTGGAAGGCGTAGGGCAAGCGGGCGCGCGCGGCTTTGGCCGGTTGTCCACCGAGATGGAGCTGGCCAATGCACGGCTGGGCAGCTTTGCCCGCAAGGCCGGGATTGCGCTGGCGGCGGTGACGGTGGCGGCGGCCGCGGCGGGTGTGGCGATGATCCGCTCAGGCATCGAGACCATCAGCGCCCAGGTCGACATGGCGGCCTCGCTCCGGACCACGGTCGAGAGCTTGCAGGTTCTGACCTGGGCCGGGGAACTGGCGGGGGTGTCGCTGGGCGAGATCGAACAGGCGACAAAGAAGCTGACCACCCGGCTTTCGGAGGCGGCGGCGGGGTCGGGCACGGCCGTGGGGGCACTGGAGCGGCTGCAGCTGAGTGCCACCGCATTGCAAGCCTTGCCGCTCGATCAGCGCATCGTGGCGATCCAGGAGGCGCTGACCCGGTTGGTGCCCGAGGCCGAACGCGCCGCGGTGGCCTCCGATCTTTTCGGCGACAAGGCGGCGCTGGCGTTTCTGCGCATTGACCCCGCCACCTTGCGCGAGGCTGCCAAGGACGTGCGGGACTTCGGGGTGGCTGTGAGTGCTACGGATGCCGCGCAGATCGAACGCAGCGGCGATGCCATCGCCCGGCTCAGCCTGATCTGGCTTGGCCTGACCAACCGGCTGACCGCCGCCGTGGCCCCGGCACTCGAGACCGTCGCCAATGCGCTGGCCGCCATGGCGCGCGGCACCGGTCCCTTGGGGGCTGCGATCAACGCCCTCTTCGCCAACATCGGGCGGCTGACCACCTATGCCGCAACCTTTGCTACCCTGCTGGCCGGGCGCTGGGTGGCGGGTCTGGCGGCGGCGGCGCTGTCGGTCAGTGGCCTTGCCACCGCCCTGGTCATCCTGCGCGGTGCGCTGATCCGCACCGGCATCGGCGCGCTGATCGTCGGTGCCGGTGAGCTGGTCTACCAGTTTGGCCGCCTCGCCGCCGGGGCAGGCGGCTTTGGCGCAGCGATGGCACTCCTGGGCGATCTCGCCACGCAGGTCTGGAACCGCATCGGGCTCGGGGCGTCGGCCGCTGCCGCCAGCGCCTTCGCGGCCTTCGCCGGGATCCAGGCGGCGGTCGCCACGGCGATGCAGGGCGCCATCGCGGCGGTGGTCGGTTTTGCCAACACCGCCGTCAACAGCTTCGAGGGCGCGTTCGAGGCGATCAAGGCGGTCTGGGGGCTGTTGCCCGCCGCGATCGGCGATCTGGCGTTCCAGGCGGCCAACAGCCTGATCGACGGCGTTGAGAGCATGCTCAATGGCGTGGTGGCGCGGATCAACGGCTTCATCGCCGGGGTCAATTCCGGGCTGGAAGCGCTGGGCTCGGAACGCCGCATCACCCTTCTGGGCGATCTTGATCTCGGCGAGATCGAGAACCGCTTTGCCGGGGCCGCGAGCCAGGCCGCCACCGCCGCCCAGGATGCCTTTGCCGCGGCCTTCGCCGACAACCCCTTGGCAATACCCGATCTCGGCCTCACCGCCAGCGCAACCGAGGCGGAAGCCGCGGCCGAAGGCTGGCGCCGCGCGGCTGCCACACTGTCGGAGGGCGCGCGCCAGCCGCTGCCCGCCCTTGCCGCCCTGAAGGCCGCGATGACCGCCAGCGGTGCCGGGGCCGGAGCAGCCCTCGACGGCGCCAGTGCCGCGGCGGCGCGGTTTGACGCAGCCCTCGGCGAGGACGGCAGCAGCGGTCCGGCGGCGGCGCTGGACGAGACCGCCGCCGCCGCGGGCCGGGCCGGAGGCGCGCTGCAATCGGCCGCCAGCGGTGCCGGGGCGGCCTGGGACGCAGCCAAGGCCGCGATCGAACGCACCAAAGAGGTGGCGCGCGGGCTCAGTGAAGACATCACCGGGCCGCTGAAGGAGGCGCTGAAGTCGGGCGAGCTCAGCTGGCAGACTTTCGCTTCGGCGATCTCCGGCATTGCCCGCAATCTGGCCAACCGGCTGATTGATCAGGCCTTCAAGCCGATCGAGGACGCGCTGTTCCGCGCTTTCTCCGGCGGCGGCGCCGGGGGCGGCGGCGGCATCTTCGGCTGGCTGACCGGGGCGATTGGTCGGCTGTTCGGCGGCGGCTTTGCCAAGGGCGGGGTGTTCGGGACCGGCGGCGCGCTGACCGCCTTCGCCCAAGGCGGCACATTCGGGGGCGGCACATTCGGAGGCGGCGGCACGTTTGGCGGTGGCGGCAGCATTGTCACCCGCCCGACGGTGTTTCCCTTTGCCCGCGGCATCGGGCTGATGGGCGAGGCCGGTCCCGAAGCCATCCTGCCGCTGCGCCGTGGCGCCGGGGGCCGTCTCGGGGTCGAGACCAGCGGCGCCGCCGCCGCCCCGGCCCCGGCCACCCACATCATCAATGTGCTCGACCCCTCGATCGTCGGCGATTATCTCGCCACCCCCGCGGGTGAGCGGCTGATCGTCAACGTGATCCGGCGCAACCGGGGAGGCCTCAATGTCTGACCCCGACCTGCCGCTCTGGCCCTTCCCTGTGCGCCAGCCGGTCAGCGAGGTGCTGGAATGGCAAACCGATGTGCTGGCCTGCGCTGCCGCCGAACAGCGGCTTGCCCTGCGCGCGGCCCCGCGCGAGAGCCTGACCTACACGCATCTGCTGGATGCAGGCGGCCTTGCCCGCGCCGCAGCCCTCGCCCGCGCCGGGTATCTTGGCGACGGACTGCTGCCGCTCTGGCACCAGGCCGGGCGGGCCGCGACCGATCTTGCCGCCGATGACAGCGTGATCTTCCTCGACACTGCCGCCGCCGATTACCGCGCACCGGGGGAGGCCATCGTCGCCCTCGATGGCGGCGAGGCGTTGCGGGTTGCGGTGGCGGCGGTGTGGCCCGACCGACTGGAACTCTCATCACCGGTCGGCGCCGCGCTGACCCGGCCGCTGGTTGCCCCGGCGCGCCGGGCCTTCCTGACTGCCCCGGTCAGCATCGAGCGCCGCCGCCAGAGCCTCGGCAGCGTCACCGCGAGTTTCGCGCTGCGGGATGGCGCTGATCTCGGCACCAGCGCCGATCCGGCCGCCACCAGCCACCTTGGCCTAGCGGTGCTGACCGATCCGGCAGTGCTGCGCCAGCCGCTGGCCGCCAGCCTGGCCCAAAGCCTCGAGATCATCGACAACGGCTTCGGCCCGCTGGTGGCCGAGCCGCTGTTGAACTATCCGCAGGAGCGCTGCAGCCTGACCCTGATCGACCGCGGCCGCAGCGCCATCTGGTCGCGGCGGCGCTGGCTGCACCGGCTGCGCGGTCGCCAGGGTGCCTTCTGGCTGCCAAGCTGGGGCCGGGAGCTGAGACTGCAGGCGGCAGTCCCGGCCAACGCCACATCGATGATCGTGGCGCCGCTGGAGGATCTCACCCTCTGGCCCGGCCGTCAGGTGATGTTCGAACGGACCAGCGGCCCGATCTGCCGTGCCATCACCGCCGCCAGCTACCACGCACTGGGCGCCCGCCTGAGCATTGCCGCCCCGGGCATCACGATTGCCGCCGCCACGCCGGTGCATCTTCTGACCCGGATGCGGCTTGATACCGACCGGATCGAGTTCGAGCACTTTGCCAGCCGGACCGAGTTCAGTCTGGCCCTGATCTCTGTGCCCGCATGAGTTACGATCTGGCCGAGACCTCCACCGCCGAGGGCCGCCCGTATTTCCTCTACCTCTTTGCCGAAGGCGAGCGGCTCTGGCGCTTCACCAGCCGGGCGGCCGACTGGCTCTCCCCCGCGGCAGCGTTTCCGGCGGAGGGGGTGGATCTGAACTGGGCCGCCGCGGCGATCTCGCATGGCGCCATCGTCCAGAGCAGCGATCCGCGCCGGGTCGATCTTTCCGTCACCTTGCCGCTGTCCGACCCCTTCGCCCGGCGCTATCTCGGCCCGCGCAGTGGCCCGGTCACCAGCCTGACGATATTTCGTGGGCATGAACAGCTGCCCGCCGAGGTGGTGGCGCATTGGAAGGGCCGGGTGGTCTCGGCCCGCACCGAAGGCCCGCGCATCACCCTGCGCTGCGAATCGCTCTTCACCGCGATGCGCCGGGCGGGTGTGCGGGCCAAATACCAGCGGCTTTGCCGCCACCCGCTCTATTCCCGCGGCTGCCGCCTCGACATCGAGACCTACTTCGTCGGTGGCAACGCCAGCGCCCGGGCGGGCAACCAGATCACCGTGGCCGAGGCCGCCCTGCTGCCCGATGGCTGGTTCCGCGGCGGCGTGCTGCGCCATGCCGGGGCCTTCGGCTTCATCATCGGTCATAGCGGCGCCAGCCTGACGCTGGCGGGCCGGATGCCGGAACTGGAGGCGGCGATCGATGCGGCGATCGCGGCACCCGACACTCTGGCGCTGATCGAGATGGCGCCGGGCTGCGATCTGCGCAGCTCCACCTGCAAGGCCAAGTTCGGCAATCTGCTGAACTTCGGCGGCTTCCCCGACATCCCCGGCCGCAACCCGTTCGGCGGCACCAGCATCGTCTGACGGGCATCACGCAAGGCCCACTCGCAAGGCCCACCCTCAGGCCTTCCCAAAAGCCCTCCCTCGGGGCCAACCCCAAGGCCCTCCCTCAAGGACATCCGCCATGGTCTGGAATTTCCTGATCCAGATCGTCGTCAGCCTGGCGCTGACCGCGATCTCCTATGCGCTCTCGCCGCATCCGAAGTCCGAGACCCCCAAGGCCGCCGGGCTCGACGAGTTCGACCTGCCCACCGCCGAGGAAGGCCGCCCGATCCCGGTGGTGTTCGGCACCGTGCTGCTGCGCGGCCCCAATGTGGTCTGGGCCGGGGATCTCAGGGTCGACCCGATCCGCAAGAAAGGCGGCAAGAAGTGACTGAATCCAATGAAGCCGCAGCAGCGCCCTCCGCCGAACCCGCCGCAAATCTGCCCACCCAAACCGGGGCGCCGATGGCCGACCAATCCGGCGCGGCCCCGATTGCCAAACCCGCAGCGTCCTTGCCCGTCCAACCGGTCGAACTTCTGTCGGCACCCCTGCCAGAGCCCCTGATCGTCACCCTGCAGGATCTGCGCGCGGCCCGGCTCTGTTTTCAGGGCGCCCGGCCGTGGTTCCGCCGCCAGGGGCTGGACTGGCAGCAATTCCAGATCCACGGCATTGACGCCGAGATTCTCGCAGCCTCCGGTGATGCGCTGGCACTGCGGGTGATCGAAGCCGCCCGCAACCGGGTCGGCCGCGATGGGTAGCGCCAAGTCCCAGACCGTCGGCTACCGCTATTCGCTGGGCGTGCATCTGGCGCTCTGCCACGGCCCGGTCGATGCCATCCGCGAGATCCGGGTTGATGACCGCACCGCCTGGTCGATCGGCACCGCCCAGAGCAGCAGCGCCGCCGGATCCGGCGCGGGCGCCCAGGCGAGCTATGGCAGCCTGACCGGGGTCTCGGCCGAGGCCGGAACCGGCGGGGCAAGTGTGGCCACCCTGCGCTTTGCGGGCATGCTGCCGGGCATCCGGCTGGGGGCCAGCTACGATCTGCGCCTGGCCAGCGACGGCAGCCGCCGCACCGTCACCCTGCAGGCGGTGAGCCATGCCAAGTCGACCGGCATCACCACCTGGCTGGTCGAACCGGCCAGCACCGCCTTTGCCGCCCAATCCGCCACCGTCACCGAGGCCGCCAGCCTGCCCAGTCTCAGCCAGGGCGCCGCGGGTGGCCGCATCCGCATCAACGCCCCGGAGCTCTTTGGCGGCGAGACCCGCGAGGGCGGCATTGTCGGCGATATCGACGTGCTGATGGGCGAGCCCGCCCAGGGCCAGAACGATTATCTGGCCGCCCGGGCGCGCTCGGATGTGCCGGGCTACCGCGGTCTCTGCAGCCTGGTGCTGCGCCAGGTCTACATGGGGCTGAACCCCTATCTCAAACCCTGGTCGGTGCGGCTGACCCGGGTGCTGCAGGCCGCCGACGGCGCCCCGCAATGGTATCCGGCCAAGGCGCAGATCGTGCCCGAAGCCCGGATCGACGATGCCGCGGTCTATATCGCCATGGATGCCTCGGGCTCGATGTCGGGCAGCCGGATGGCCGCCCAGATCGCCGCCGTCGCCCGGCTGATCCGCGAGATCAGCGCCAACGCCGCCCCGGATGCAGGTGCTGGCCCGAATGATCTGCAGATCGTGACCTACAATGCAGCCGTCACCGGCACGGTGCTGCGCCGCAACGCCGATGCCGCGGCCTACGGCGAGTTGACCGCATGGGTCGAAGCCCTCTCGCCGCTCACCGAAGGCGGCACCGACTATGGCGCCGCTCTCAGTCTTGCATCCGCCTTCTTCAGTGGCGCCGCTGCCAAACACCGCATCCTGATCTTCGTGACCGACGGCGCCCCCAGCCCCGCCGCCACGCTGCAGACCGCCAAGGCCACGCTGGCGGCGATCACGGGCGTCGATGTCTTTGCCTTCAACATCGCGCTTGCCGACACCAGCGCCACCGCCGAGCTCGACAACACGCCCGTAGATGGCGTGCCGGTGGTGCCGCCCGATGATCCCGAAGCCCTGGTGGCCTCGCTGCGCGCAGGCTTCGGCCGCGGCCCCGACATGAACCCCGCCCATATCATCCGCGAATGCCTGACCAATGCCGATTGGGGTCTGGGCCATGCCGCAGCCGACATCGGCCCCAGCTTCACCGCGGCGGCGGACGCGCTCTTTGCCGAAGGCTTCGGTCTGTCGTTGCTCTGGCAGCAGGACGGCACCATCGAGGAGTTCATCGCCGATGTGCTCAAACACATCGACGCCCATCTCTTCGTCGACCGCCGCAGCGGCCGCTGGGAACTGCGGCTGATCCGTGCCGATTATGATGCAGCCACCCTGCCGGTGTTTGACGACAGCTCTGTGGTGGATTGGGGCGAGCTCGGCCGCCGCGAGACCGCCGATCTCGTGAACAGCGTCACCGTGAAGTTCTCCGACATCCGCACCGACCAGACCGGATCGGTCAGCGTCACCGACACGGCGCTGGTGCAGCAGTTGGGCCAGGTGATCAGCGCCACTGTCGATTATCCCGGCATCCGCTTCGAGGCGCTGGCGGTGCGCGCCGCCGAACGCGATCTGCGCGGCCTCTCGGCGCCGCTGCTCACCGGCGAGATCACCGTCAGCCGCATCGGCGCAGGTCTCGAGCCCGGCGATGTCATCCGCCTCTTCAACCCGCGCCGCGGCCTCGACGGGCTGGTGGTGCGCATCGCCGAGATCAGCCATGGCGACGGCCGCAACAACGGCATCCGCATCAAGATCGCCGAGGATGTCTTTGCTCTCGGCCGCACCGCCATTGTCGGCGGCGAGAGCGGCGCCAGTACTGCCCTGATCCTGCCGCCGCGGCCGCTCACCCGCCGCTGGGTCGAGGAGGCGCCCTACTGGCTCCTGGTGCAGGAACAGGGCCATGCCCAGGCCGACGCGCTGCTGGCCGAAGACCCGGGCTGCGGCGCCATCATCGCCGCGGGCGAACGACCCTCGCCCGACGCGCTCTCGGTGCAGGTCTGGGCCGACAGCGGGGCGGGTTTCGGGCTGGAACAGGCGGTGGCCTTCGTGCCCGCAGCACATCTGACCGCCGCCATCAGTGATGATCCGGCCGAGGACACGATCTCTGTCGGGGGCTGGAGCGGGCTTGGCGATGTGGCGATCGGCACGCTCGCATCCCTTGGTCCGGAGCTGGTCCGCATCGATGGCGTCTCTGCCACCAGCCTCACCATCGGGCGCGGCTGTCTCGACACCGTGCCAATGTCCCATGCCGCGGGCACTGCCCTGCTTTGCTGGCAGCAGCTTGGCAATGCCAGCGAACCGCGCTTTGCTGCCAGCGAGGCCGTGGCGGTGAAGATGCTGCCGGAGACCGGCTTTGGCACCCTGCCGCTGGCGCAAGCCCCGGCCGATCAGATCACCCTTGCCAGCCGCGCCATCCGGCCGCTGCCGCCGGGCAATCTGCGGGCCAATGGCACCAGCACCGTCAACCCGAACCTTCTGAACCTCGGCCCGGTGCTGCTGACCTGGGCGCATCGCGACCGGCTGCTGCAAACCAGCTCCGTGTTTGACGCCTATGATGCAGGCGACATCGGCCCGGAACCCGGGGTGAGCTATGTTCTCGAGCTGCGCTGGGTCGATCCGGTGAGCGGTGCGGTTCTGGAGCCCGTGGTGGCCCGGCTCCTGGCGGGCAGCGCCAACAGCTTCACGCTGGGCAAGGACGCCATTCCGCTTGCCACCGCCCCGCCGGGCACAAGACATTTCGAGCTGCGGCTGCAGGCCGAGCGCAGCACCGGTTCGGTCACCTACCAGCCCTGGACCGCCCGCGCGATCCGGCTCTTCGTGCCCGACGGCATCAAGATCGCCGAAGCCGGGCTCTGGGCCGAGTTCGGTGCGGGCGCCGCGACCATCAGTGCGGCCCGCGCCGAGCTCTGGATCAGCCGTGGTGCGAGCGCCGGTGCGATGAGTGCCGCTGCGATCAGTTGCGGCCGGGCCGATCTCTTCATCGAACGCGGCGGTGCGTCTCGCCCGACCAGCAGTCAGGTTTCCATCTACATCGAGGTTCTGCCATGAGTTACATCCTCCATCTCGGCCATCAGACCAGCGATCTCTCCGGTGCCAGCGGCCGCATCAGCACCGATGCCGCGGGCTTTGACCCCACGCTTGACGTCAATTGCATCAAGATCTCCACCCTCCCGAATGCCGCCATGGCCTTCGCCGCGGCCTGGCGGCTGCCCACCGCCGATCTCTGGCTCGGGTTCCGCTATGTCGCACCGAACCAGAGCGCCCATCTGATCGGCGTCGACGGGATGTTTCTGGAGTTCTACGACGCCGCGGCCCGGCTGGTGGCGCAAATCCGCACCCGCAAGGATGATGACAAATACCACGCCCAGGCCAATGGCGACGCCGCGGTCGAAGGCGCCTCCACCTTCATCGCCGCCATCGGCCAGCCCTACTGGATCGATGTGCGGGTCTCGGTCGGCGCCAGCATCACCATCCAGTTCCATGTCGATGGCGTGCTGCAGAGCACCGCCACCGCCGCCAACACCGCAGGCAAGGGCCGCCCGGTCCAGTGCATCTGGCGCAATTCCGCCCTGCACGAATATTACACTGTCGCCCCCTGCTACTATGCCCATATTGCCGTCCTCGACGGGGTCTCCACCATCGGACGGCGCTTCGTGCGCCGTCGCCCCGACCTGATCGGCGCCTACAACCAGATGCCGGGCGGCATCGAGGCGCTGAAGGATGATGATCCCTCCACCCGGGTGGCCAGCGACATCGCAGGCCAGCGGCTTTCCTTCTCGCTGACCGGCCCCACCGGCCCCGCCGGGGTCACGTCGGTGGCGGGTGTGCATCTCAAGCAGATCGCCCAGGCGGGCAGTGCCGGACCCGCCGCCATGGCAGGCTTTCTGCGCATCGCCGGGGCTGACCATGATGCCGCCCCCGGCACGCCCTCGCCCGATCTGCCGACCGCGCTCTATGCCAGCTGGGGCGTCAATCCCGCCACCGGCCTGCCCTGGACCAGTGCGACGCTGCCCGCGGAAGTCGGGATTGTCTCGGCATGACCCCCTCGCAATCCCGTCAGGGCTTCGTGCGCATGCCCGATGCCGAGTTCGAAGCCATCCTGATCCGCGCCGCCGAGGAAGGCGCACGTCGCGCGCTGGCCGATGTCGGGCTGGACGGCGCCGAAGCCGCCCTCGACATCCGCGATCTGCGTTCGCTGCTCGAGGTGCTGCGCTTTGCCCGCCGCACCGCCGTGCAGACCGCTGTGCGCATGTTCACCACCTCCATCATGCTCGCCCTGCTCGCCGGGATCGCGATCAAGCTGAAGGTGTTCAGCGGCGGGCCGTGACTGCACGCGGCTGAACGGGCGGTCCGGAAATGCCCGGCCCGGTTCGGATCGGGCAGCAAACCGAGCCCGATCAGACGGTGCGCGTGCCCGGCCACGGTTCAGATTGTCCGCAAACGTCGTGACCAGACCGGCGGCAGGCAATGCGCCGCCCAGATCCGGCCGAACGCATCCGGCCAGGGCTTCGGGACCAGAGATACGCGGCCCGGGCTTCGCGGCCCCGGCGCCGATCACGACCCCACCAACCAAACCCTTTACCCCCGCCCGCTGCAAGGCGGGTCTTTTGTCAGGAGACGACCATGACCACCACCACCTTCAAGCATTTCCGCGATGTCCCCGAGGCTGACTGGCGCTGGCCCAGCTTCTCCCCCGCCGAGATCGCCTGCCGCGGTACTGGCGCGCTGATGATCAATACCGAGGCTCTCGACAAGCTGCAGACCCTGCGCAACCGTCTCGGCAAGCCGCTGATCGTGCTCTCGGCCTATCGCAGCCCGGCCCACAACAAGGCGGTCGGTGGCGCCCCGGCCTCCAAGCACATGCTGGGCACCGCCTTCGACATCTCGATGGCGAACCACGATCCGGCGCAATTTGCCGCCGCTGCCCGAGCTGTCGGTTTCCTTGGTTTTGGCACTTATCCGCGTTCGGGCTTCCTGCACATCGACCTCGGCCCGGCCCGGTCCTGGGGTGAGCCCTTCCCGGTGCGGGCGACAGCCTTCGCCGCGGAACTGCCGCCCGCCCGCGAGGTGCTGGCCGAGAGCCGCACCCTGAAGGGCGGTGGTGCCGCGGGGCTCGCCACCGTCGGCGCCGCCGGTGTCGAGGTGGCCCAGCAGGTTCTGGGCGAGACCCAATCCGCCATCCTGCCGCTGGTGCCCTATCTCGACACTCTGCGTTGGGTGCTCATCGCCGTGGCCCTGCTCGGCATTGCCGTGGCCATCCACGCGCGCGTCGATGACTGGAAGCGGGGGCAGCGCTGATGGGCTGGATCCTGTCTGCCCTCACCACCAGCCGCTGGGCACGGGCTGCGGCGATCTATGCCGCTGCGGCCCTCACCCTCGTCCTGTTCCTGCTGAACCTGCGCCGCGCCGGAGAACGTGCCGGGCGGCTGGCGGAACGTCTGCAAACCAAGGAGAATGCCCATGCCGCGCAACGCCAGATGCTCGAGGCCGCCAGCCGCCGTCCTCGCGATGCTGATGCTCTGGCTCAGCGGATGCGCGACGGGCGGTTCTGATCCGGGCGCCGGGGTCTGTCCGCCGGTCGTGGAATACAGCCGAGCAGAGCAGGCGCGGGCGGCAGAGGAAGTCGGGGCACTGCCGGACGGCGCCGTGATCGGCGGATGGCTGGCGGATTATGCGGTACTGCGGGATCAGGCACGGGAGTGTTCCGGGCTGCAGGTGCCGTAGGTATCTGGCATTTGCTGGTGATGGCGCTTCCGGAACCATTGCAAATCTAGGGGCATTTCTGGCAGAGTCGTGAAATGCCATTCAACGCGGCGGCAGTTGGTCGGAAGATTCAATTGCCGCCGCACCACTATTTTTAAGGCTGGGCGTTGCAAAATCACGTTGTGACGATTATTCCCCGGCAGAACTTTTTGGATAAGGGGCCCAAATGTCTGACTTCAACATCAACGCACTGTCGCTCAAGGACCTGAAGCAATTGCAGAAGGATGTCGCCAAGGCGATTTCCGGTTTCGAGGACCGGCAAAAGGCTGAAGCTCGGGCGAAACTGGAAGCCCATGCGCGGGAATTGGGCTTCAGTCTTTCCGATCTCGCAGGTGTCGAGGTCAAAGCAACCCGCAAACCCGCCGCGGCAAAGTACCAGCATCCGGAAAACCCCAGCGTCACCTGGTCCGGGCGTGGGCGGCGGCCGCTCTGGTTTACTGAGGCGATCGCAGCAGGGCGCAAGGCCGAGGATCTGGTGGTCGGCTGACGGGACGGGCAAGGCAAGGCTGCAGCCCGTAGGTTTCAAGCGATCAGAAGCGATCGTGGGCTGCAGCCAGTTTAGCGGACACGAAGATAAGATCGTGACCAAGAAACTTTATTATGGTTATGCCGTGGCGGCAGTTTAGCCGCGACTTCAAGGTCGAGGCGATAGGGTCCGTGACATACAGGGGCGTTACTGTCGCACAGGCTGCCGTCATCTTGTCGGCGACCGACGCAATGGGCGGAAAGCTGACTGACTGCAGCGTGGCACCTGACGCGGACAGTTACCGACATTCGATCGAAAATCGACGCGCACGGTCGGCGTCCTGTCAAAACAACGCGCATTGCCATCGCTTTTCTACTTGCTTCTCCAGGAATGCTGCGCTGTTGTTTGATCTATGCCTTTGAAGGACCTCACGCGAGATTCTGTTCTGCAGGCAGTGGCGGAATTCGACCGTCTTGGCCGCGACCAGTTTCTGTCGAAATATGGCTTTGGCACTGCCAAGTCATACTACATCGTCGTGAACGGCAAGCAGTACGATTCAAAAGCAATCGCCGGTGTCGCCCATGGTTACGCTCGACCGGATCTTGGCCCACTCGCGTTCTCGGATTTCTCAGGAGGCCAAGCTCAGGTTCAGAGACCCCTGGACAGGCTCGGCTTTGAGGTTTTCGCCGACAACCCTGCTGAGCTGAGGAAGGAGCGCAATCCGAACTGGACGCGAGACGAGTTGATCCTCGCACTCGACTACTACCTTCAGCACCCCGGCGAGTCTCACGACGACAGTTCGCCTGGCGTCACTTCGCTCTCCCAGCAGATTAACGCGTTGGCGCAACTGCTTGGCCACGGCACCTCGGAAACTCTTCGGAACGCAAATGGCGTCTCGATGAAGCTGCTGAACTTCAGAGCACACGATCCCGAATACACCTTGCGAGGACAGGTTGGGCTTCAGCGCGGAAACCGATTGGAGAAGGAACTCTGGGACCGGTTCGCCCATGATCAGGCAGACCTAAAGCGAATTGCGGATTCGATCAAACAGCGCATCGATGCCCCAGATGAGGATTTGCGAGAAGCACTGTTCGGCCCCGAGGAGCCCGAAATAGCCGAGGCCGAGGAAGGGCGTCTCGTCACCAGGCTTCACCGCTTTAGGGAGAGGAATCGGCTATTGGTAAAGCGCAAGAAGGAAAGCTACGCAAAGAAGCAGGGGCGATTGTGCTGCGAGGCCTGTGACTTCGACTTCGGTGCCAAATATGGGCAGAGAGGCGAGGGCTTCATCGAATGCCACCACACCAAGCCTGTAAGCTCACTAACAATTGGCGAAAAGACGAAGGTCTCAGACCTCGTTCTGTTATGTGCAAATTGCCATAGGATGGTGCACGCAAAGGCGCCGTGGCTGACGGTGGCAGCGTTGAAGGCACTGCTGGTAAGATAACTCGGAGTCGAGGCCAAAAACGCCGAGTCCGGTTTGCGACCATCAGGTCGCGGAGTTCCAGGTCCGTGTCGCCGTACTCAACGGCTTTACAGCGCTTGGCATACCCGTCACCGAAGCCGTGTCATAACTCTTTCCTGGGAAAGGGGAACCACGTCCATCAACTGATTTGTGCAACAGAGCAGTTTCGAGGAACTGCCGGTGATAGCCGGTCTCAAATATTGACATCTCAATGCCGCGTTTGGCCAACACAATTTTTGGCACAATTGTCCACCCTGCATCAATTCCTGGTTCGGCGCCTGGGCCTCCTGGCGACGGGCCGTTCGGCCGCCGAAATCTTCGCTTTACCAACACAGGTTGGATAGCGGACACAGCCGAGGAACCGCCCATAAGTACCACTGCGTTCGACCAGCCAGCCATCTTCACATTCCGGACAGGTCGGATAGCTGGCGCCGCAGGTACATCGCGTTTCCATCGTTCCATCCGCGCGACGTGGCAGGGCGGTGGCGCAGGACGGGCATGCAGGTAGCAGGTTTGCACAGTGCTGGACATGCTCGCAACGATACCAGATACGACCATCCTGCCCGGTGACGCCCAGCAACCGCCCGCCGCATTCACCGCAAACATGGGCCTCTTGTTCCGCGCCAGGTGCCGCCACGATGCCATAGGCAGGGTCGTTCTTCAGCTCGGTGACAAAGGCCGACGGCCGCGCATTTGATGCAAGGATCGTCATTGTGTGTCGGGCCCGGGTCATCGCGACATACATGACACGCCGCTCTTCGGCATTCTGGTATGCCTCTTCCTCCGGCGAGACCAGCGATAGAAGGAGATCATCGACGATCTCCGAGGGGAAACCTGTGCGACCGCTGTCGGCATTCAGGAGGATCACATGGTCCGCTTCCAGGCCTTTCGAGGCGTGGATGGTTTTAAAGGTGATGCGAAGTTGGGAGAAGCAACGTCGAAGTCCCTGCATGTCCGGTTCAAGAAAGCGATATCGGCCAAGCAGCAGAACAGTTGCGGGCTTTGCCTCCGGGTTCGGGCCTGTGGCAAGCGCAGAGAGGACGTCAGACAGTTTTCGTTCATCCTCGTTCCTCGACACCGTTACGATCCTGATCGCCGGTTCTGTTGCTGTTCCGGCTGGGACAATCCGCTTCTGGATCTGCGCCGGGTTCCGAAGGACGAAGGTTCTGGCTGCAAAGGCAATCTGGTCGACGGAACGAAAGGTGCGACCGAGATCGACGGTTCTGTGCAACCCTGCCTCGCCATCGAAGCTGCCACCGAACTCGCGCCCGAAATGGCGCATCAGATGGATGTCGGAACCGGCAAAGCGGAAGATCGACTGCCAGTCATCGCCAACAGCAAAGACGCGCACATCCGGATGCTGGGCCTTCAGCGCCTTCACCAGCCGGGCCCTGCTTTGCGAGATGTCCTGGAATTCGTCGACCAGAATATGGCGAAACGGGCTGACATAGCGGCCGGTCTCGGCATAGTGCGCGGCGCGCAAGATCATGTCTTCGAAGTCGATCCGTCCGTCGAGCCGCCTCTGGTATTCTTCGAAGACCGGCGCAAACACGTCGAGAAACGCGCGGGCCCGCTGTCCCTGCTTCATCCGCACGGATTTGGCCTCGCAGTCCTGAAGACTGTAGCCCCCACTCTTGAACTTGCGCAGGAAGGTTCCGAGCAGCTTCGAGAACTCATCCACCTGCTTCAGCTCGACGATCCGGTCATAGATCGTGTCGAGCGGGCGCGGTTTCAGGGTGACATGCGGCGCCAGTTTTTCGGCGAGGCCGGTCAACAGTCGCCCTTCCTGTCGTTCGTAGCTGTAGGTCTCGATAAGGATTGTCTCATGTTCGGCGTGGACCTGCCGCTTCCATACCATGCCAGCCAGATATTTGTCGCGGTCGACAAAAGGTGCGGTGACCAGCCGTTCGCTGCCATTGGACATTTTCTGGCGGCGCACCCCGAAGTGCTCGATGTAGATGCCGCTTTCGGTCAGGCGGAAATCGGGCTGATAGTCCCGTCGGCCGGTTTCCGGGATCTTGTGCTCGTAGACGGGTTCGTACTCGTATTCGACGCCGTTTTCATAAAGCCAGTTGGCGATCTGCAGCTCTTCGTAGCTCTTGACCTTTTCGCCCTGCAGCGTGCGCAGGTCCTGGCTTTCCATGTGGGTGTAGAACTCGTGCTTGGTGTTGAAGTCCCATTCGGTTTTCGGCTCGACCAGAAAATGCGCGAACCACTGGATGATCGCCTTGGACACGGCCGACTGGGATCGCACCAGGTCTTTCAGGATCTGCTTGATCAGATTGGTGAAGGCCAGGTCATCGGTGGCATGGTCAGCCAAAGCGGGCTTCGACCCTTCGACAATGCCGATGATGTCATAGGCAATCGCGTGGAACGTTCGGGCCACGATTGGCACTCCGGAGCGCGCCTCGACCCGCTCCGACATCTCTGCCGCGGCGTTTTTGGCAAATGCCAGCAACAGGATTTCTTCCGGCCGCCGGATGCCCGCCTTGACCAGATAGGCCGCTTTGGCGGTGATCACGCTGGTCTTGCCTGATCCTGCCCCGGCAAGAACCAGCGTTGCGTCCTCGTCCACGACGATGGAAAGCCGTTGCTCCGGTGTCAGCGGCTTGCTTTCGATCGTGTCGAAGAAATCCTTCCAGCGATCCAGTTCTGCCGTGACAAAAGCGGAGATGCCATTGGCCCGTGCCGTCCGAGGGTCGCCTGCGAACTTCCGGACCACCGCAATACGCGCCGTCGCCTCGGGGCCGATGGCCTCCGACTGCAACTTCGATAGCAGCGACGTATCAAGGGCGCGTGCATCATCAAGCAGCGGTGACACCTTGCAAGCAGCCGGATAGCTGGTCGGCCCTTCGAGCGCCCTCACCGCTGCAAGGACCCTTTCCAGGCGCGCGGCTTCCTTTTCAAGGGCCAACAAGTTGAACCGGACCCATGCCTCCTTCAGTTCCTTCGAGAATGCCCGGGCATCAAGGTGGCTTGCGCCCTTCAGGGTGACGTCGTTGTGGACGTCCGAGGTGATGGTAAGGGCGGTTCCAAGCATCCCCTTCCGGATGGAAGGAGGACTCGCCAGCGACTGCAGCGAAATGGACGCAATCCGGCCACGGCGCATGATCCGCAGGTGCTCCCCGTCGATCTCCATGGCGCGAGCGGACTTGCCGAATGGATCAGCCAGAAATCCGAGCAAAGGGCGTTGTTGTAGTCGAATCAATGAACTGGGCCTCTTGATCGCGTCCGGTCAGCTTGTGCTGCGACCAGGGCTGACTGCAACATTGATCGGCGACTTAGGGTGCGGTTTCTTGGCTCGGCGAACGGCGCCTCGAGCGAACTCCATCCGCACGCTCTGCCGCGTGCGGAGAATAGTGGCATTAATCTCCGCAGCTCTTGCGGCGCTTTTACTTGCGCTTGCGGCGAATGCCCCCCACAATCGCCGCGCATGATGCGGAGATTGTGATGTACATCTGGGAGCAACCGGACTGGCAGAAACTAACGTGGAAGGACGCGACCATTGCCGCACGGCTGGCGGAGGTGCGCCATGACCAGGGACGGCTCATCGGCCGCATGGAAGCACTGGGCTTCAGGCTGCGCGAAGAGGCCGTGCTGCAGACTCTGACGCAGGACGTCGTCAAGACGAGCGAGATCGAGGGCGAGCAACTGGACGCCACGCAGGTGCGGTCATCGCTTGCCCGTCGCCTTGGCATTGACATCGGCGCCCTGCCCCCGACCGACCGCAACGTGGAAGGCATCGTCGAGGTGATGCTGGACGCGACGCGGAACTATGCCTCCCCCCTGACCACCGAGCGCCTGTTCGGGTGGCATGCAGCCCTGTTCCCCACTGGGCGCAGCGGCATGACAAGAATCATCGTCGGGAACTGGCGTGACGACAGCACCGGCCCAATGCAGGTTGTGTCGGGGCCCTACGGCCGGGAGCAGGTGCACTATTCGGCGCCACCGTCGACGCGGGTCGCGGCCGAGATGGGCGCCTTCCTTGCCTGGTTCAACGCGCCGACCTCCACCGATCCGGTAATCAAGGCTGCGCTCGCGCATCTGTGGTTTGTAACGATCCACCCATTCGAGGATGGCAACGGCCGCATCGCTCGCGCTATCGCCGATCTGGCGCTCGCCCGGTCGGAGAAAAGCCCGCAGCGTTTCTACAGTATGTCAGCGCAGATCAGGGCGGAACGGGCTGCCTACTATGATCAGCTGGAGCGGACACAGAAGGGCGGAACTGACGTCACCGCATGGATCCTTTGGTTTCTCGAATGCCTCGGACGCGCGATTCATGGCGCGGAGGGTGTCCTGGCGGCCGTGATCGCAAAGGCTCAGTTCTGGGAACGGGCCGGGTCGCTGGCGTTGAACGAACGCCAAATCAAGGTGCTGAACCGCTTGCTGGACGGGTTCGAGGGAAAGATGACCTCGTCAAAGTGGGCAGCGATTGCCAAATGCTCGCAAGACACCGCCAACCGCGACATCGCGGCGCTGATCGACGCGGGTCTTTTTCGGAAGGGCGAAGGCGGCGGGCGCAGCACGCATTACGAGGTGGCGCTGTGAGGGCTGTGGCCGCGAACATGGCCCCGTGCAGGGGGGGGACTCTTCAAACGTTGACCAGGTGTTGACAAGAAATGCAAACGTCAAAACCCGACTGTTTAGGTCGGGTTCTATCTATTTGATAAGACGAGA